CAATCGAATCCATCAAAGCGCAATTGTCTGAAACAGCCATGAAACTGAACGTGCAAAAGGAACTGTCAAAGCCTCCTGTAGTAACGCCGGAAACGTCAATGCCGCCGACAGAACCGAGCCAGCAAGCGCCTACTGGAAGGGCCTATCAGGAATGAGCGAACAGCAACCATTTATCGACCTGTATTCTCCGACTTGGCACACACTTAAAAAGTGGGCCGAGGCTGAACTTGTCAAGGCAAGGGAGAAAAACGATTCGCTGAAGATCGACCACGACAAAACAACGGCGCTCCGGGGCCGGATAAAGGTGTTGAAAGAAATCCTTGCAATGCCTGAAAAGATAAAGGAAACGATAGAAAAAATATAGATTGACCGTTAAAATCAGGGTTCAGCGTACAATCCCGGCCAGGATCGAAGCTGACGTAAGCGTATGAAACGGCTGATAAGGGGCCTTATCCCTCTTGTTAGCCGTTTTTTTGGCCCTGAAATTTACCACACAACAATAGAGCCGGTTATCCCGCCTCAAAGATCACCCTCCGAAAGCAGGGGAAGGAAAGTAAAAATGCCAGAAGAACAAGAAGTACAACAAGATGATGCGGCTATCAGGGCGGAAATAGCAAGTCAGGTTTTTTATGGCGATGATGTCATACAAGAGATAGCGCCACCATCGGAAGAAACTGAACCGATAGTTCAGGAGCAAATTCAAGAAGAAGATCCGTGGGCCGGGGTTTCACCCGCCCTTCGGACTCAATTTGATGCGCTTCAAGCAAAGGTTCAGGATTTTGACAAGAAGGTTCTGGATTTTGACAAGGCCGCTTTCAGGCTCAAGCAAACCGAACAAAGGATTGGATCACTCACAAATGAAATTCATGCAGCGAAACAGGCCGCAATCGCAGCTCCAAAGGCTCCGACACAAGATGAGATTGAGGCGGCTGCCAAAACAAAGCAGGCATGGGACGAACTGAAGAACGATTTTCCTGAATGGCAGACGGCAATAGACGGACGGCTCGCCGCAGAACGCGCCGAGATAACCCGCAACATGCTTGATGCTAATGCCGTAAGAGCCGAGATCGACGGCAAGACAGGGCAAACTAAGATCGAAATAGAAGCCAAGATCGAACGCCTTGTCGAACAGGCCAAATTAGAAATGAGGCATCCTGATTATGAGGAAGTGAAAGAAAGCCCGCAGTTCACGGCATGGTTGAACGCTCAACCACAGAATATCCGGGAAACCGCATATTCAAGCGCAAGAGCCAAAGACGCCTCTAGCATCCTTGATCTTTATAAGGAGTCTCAAAAACCGACAAAAACAGCCGGGGAAATCAAAGCGATAAACAAGCAAAGGCTACAGCAGTCGCAGACTTTCCCAGGCAGACAATCACAGCCCATTAAAAGCGAGGCTGATATGACCGATGCGGAATACAGGGATCACATTGCCGCGCAGGTCTGGAAAAAGAAGGGAACATAACAAATGACTACTCAACTGTATGGAACCGTAGCATCCCGGAATATAATCCGGGCAGAAATGGAAATGCTCAAATTTGCCGACACGATTCAGGTCTTGGGTAAATTTGGTTCGCAGAAAATTCAACCGCTCAGAAAGAGCGATACCGTGGTATTTCGGCGCGTTCAGCCGTTTAACGTAGGCGCAAACGGAACCGCGCAGATCACCGCAGCCAACTTTGTAACCTCAGAAGGCGTGACGCCGACAGCAAACGGGATCAGTTACGTTGATGTGACGGCAACCCTTCAGCAGTACGCTGTTTTGTTCAAGTATTCGAGCAAGGCAGAGTTGATGTATGAAGACGACATTCCGGGCGATATGACCAAGCTGACCGGGGACACCCTGGGAGAAGTAGCCGAACTGGTCTGCTACGGGCAACTCCGGGGCGGAACCAATGTTATCCGCGCAAACGGGTCAACAAGGGCTGCAATCAACACGCCTATCAGCCTTAACAAGCTGAGAAGCGCAGCCCGCACCATCGGAAGAAACCGTGGCAAGATGGTCACAAAGGCCATCAATCCCGGCCCGAACTTCGGAACATCAGCAGTGGAACCAGGCTTTATCGTGTTTCATCATGTGGACTGCTCCGCTGACGTTCGCAACCTGCCCAAGTTCACCCCGCGTGTGAATTACGGATCTGCCATCACCCCGCTGCATGAAAACGAGATTGGCGAATGTGAAGGCTTCCGGTTCATCCCCTCCCCGTTGTTTGCTCCATTTCTGGCGCAAGGGTCTGGAACAATTAACGGCATGGTTTCTGCGGGCGCGGCTGCTGTTGATGTGTATCCAATGCTCGTAATGGCAGAAGACGCCTGGGGGCATATCAGCCTCAAAGGTAACGGCTATACCGGGATTTCTCCAACCGTTATTCCTGCCAACGTCAAGAACCACGCCAACCCCGCAGGTATGTTCGGGTTTGTCGGCGCTGACTTCTGGTACGCGGCCATTCGTCTCAATGAGAACTGGATGACCCGGATTGAAGTTGGGGTAACTGACCTTTAATTGGTAACGGAAAGGAGGCCACATTATGGCCGAGAGCATTAAACAAAGACTGAACGCGCTGTCAAATCTACCGGATGCGTATGAGGTTAAATTCCTTGAGGACGCAGCCCTTGCTGATCTGACGGCGTTAAGGGCGACTATGGCGCTTATTTATGCCGATTGCGTTGCCCTTCGTACCAAACTGGCTGCTGATATCGTTGATGTTGCGGCTATGAGAACGCCAATAGCGGCAACTGTTACGGACGTTGCGGCCATGAGAACGCCGATTGCAGCTACCGTAACTGATGTCGCCGCCATGCGAACACCAATTGCAGCAACCGTTGTTGATGTTGCGGCAATTAGAACAAGGCTTTTGTCCAGTATGCTATCGCCTGCTGGTCTTGCCATTGGCCCATCTGCAAAATTGGTTCCTCAAGCAGTTAACCCAATTATGGCAATGGCAAACGGCGTGCTTGTTTTTAAACCCGCCGCTACTGAAATGTCGGCGTTGGCCGGGACAATCGCAAACACCAAGTATGCGCTTTGGGCTTTTTATGTTGACAGTGCCGGAACAATTACAACCAGCACAAAAACCGCAGATGCAAATACCGGCGCGGCTGCGTTCTTGCTCATGCCAGCCGTTCCAACAGGGAAGGCGCAAATAGGGGCAATTATTGTTGTCAGCTCTGATGCGGGTGGATTTATTGGCGGGACGCACGCGCTTGATCTGAACTGCACCGTCATTTACATCGACACCGTTGGCAACGCTGAAATTCCTGGCGCATTGACCGCCGCTGCTCCTGCGGCCCTTACCGCTTCGGCTCCTGCGGCCCTTACCGCTTCGGCTCCTGCGGCATTAACGGCTTCAACGCCTGCGGCTTTAACCTCTGCAACCCCGTCAGCCTTAACGCTGACCGCTTAACCAAAAAGGATAGGTGATTACCATGACTATGAATTTAAACGAACTACCGAGAGGCGGGACTTGCTGCTTCTCCAAAGCAGGGCTAGTTATCAGCTCTACTCCGGCAAACATCGGAATTGCGGCCCCTAACGGGGCAGGTGTTGATTTTGCAATCAACGGGATTTTGTATCACAAAGCCGACGCTGCCGATGTCGCCATGACCGCCGCTGCCGCCCAGGGGCTTTTGTCAACGTGCCTTTACCTGGTGTGCCTGGATTCTTCTGGAACACTCAGCACCGTAAAGGGAACGGCAAAACTGAACGCCGACCTGACAGCAGGAAACGCCGTTTTGGATTGGCCTACTCCTGCCGCCGACACATGCCCTATCGGAGCCGTCAAGGTTCAGACGCTCACAAGCGGAAACTTTACGGCTGGAACGACCGCGCTGACTCCTGCCGCCACCCTTGCCGTGACGTACTATGATCTGTTCACAATCCCCGTTTCCCCCTTAACTTCTTAACCTAACCGGGGGCTTAACCGCCCCCATACCCAACAAAGGATGAAATTTTATTTATGGGAAGGCCCTCTAAGTTTTACGGCGCACATGATGAAATGCTGCCTCAGAACAAGATCATTCCTCTTTCGGAAGTTGGCGACCCCGGCCCAATTGAATTGGTGTCAGATGTCAATTTCGTGCCGGAAGCAGAACTTGAATCGTTCATGAATGAACTTGTAACCATCAGGCTTCATCAATCTGCGACGGAAGGCGACTTGTTAATCGAAACCCCGGCTGTCAACGGCGTGAATATGCCGATTATGCGGGGAAAGCCTCAAGCTGTGAAGCGCAAATACGTTGAGGCTCTTGCTCAGTCAAGAATCATCACTTACGCCCAGCAGCAGTTAAACCCGGCGGATATGTCCGATATTTCAATGGTGGAACGCTCTACCTTGAAATACCCATTTGAGGTATTGCATGATCCAAATCCGATTGGAAGGCAATGGCTTGATGCCGTATTAGCGGCACAGTAAGGAACCTGATATGACAAGACTCGAATTAGTGCAGCGTTTATGCCGGGAGGCAGGGGCCGGGAACGTCCCTTCAACAACCATCGCTCAGACAGGGGAATATCTACGGTATGTCAACTGGATTGACGCTGCCTATGACGAGATTCAAAGCATTCACCACAATTGGAATTTTCTACGGGCGGATATCTCTTTCAGCACTTCCTCATTGTCTGTTTTGATTCCAGAATTTGGCTCATGGAAACCTGATAGCTTCCGGTGTTACTTGACTGCAACAGGCGTTTCGGATGAACAGTTCCTTGGATACATGGAATGGGATACTTTCAGGGACGCTTATTACTTTGGCACAAGCAGAAGCCAGACCGGGCGTCCGTCAATAATTGCGGTAAAACCAAACACCGACCTTCTTGTTTGGCCCACAGCAGACGATGATTACACCATCACCGGGGAATACTTCATGAGGCCGCAAGTGCTTGCCGCCGATATTGACGAGCCTGTGTTCCCACTGCATCAAATGGCAATCGTGTGGAAGGGCCTTGAATATTACGGGGCTTATTCCTCCGAGCCGGACAAGTACGCAATGGGGCAATCGCAATTCAAAAAGCTGATAAGAAAGCTCGAAATGAGTCAAACGCCTGAAATGCTATGGGGGCCGCCACTGGCATGAAAAGACTCCCGCAAGTCACGTTAAAGAACGAGTATATACCGTTTAAGGGCGGGTTCGATACCGAAACGCCTCAGATCGTGATGAAGCCAGGCGTTGTCACGCGCGGCCAAAACTACGAACAGGCTGTTAATGGCGGATATCAAACCGTAAAGGGGTG